GTAGCTGTTATCCGCATAGACGGCTTCAAATTAAACGTAAGCTTCGATTTTGACGGCGTAGCTGATAGCTATGGTGTAGCTGGATCTGATTTTACAGCGGCTGAAATTACTAACCTTGCTATTGAGTCAGTAACTGACTTAAGCGGCAAACCTTGGAATGATTTCACCAATCATGACGACCATAAAAACATAAATATTTTATTAGCGGGCTATATCGACCGTAATAAATGGTTGGAGGCAGCCTAATGAAAGATTATAACTGCCCTACTTGCAAGAAGATGATTCCTGTTGACCGTTCAAAAATCAAAGCTGGTGATGAGGTTTCATTTTGCAGAGTAACCCAGTCTTCTAAATCTGCACGTTTTTCTTCAAGAGAAGGAATTGTCAATTGCCGTGAAGGTGATGTGGTTTTAGTTAAATATCGCAAAGAAATTATTCCTTTAAATATTAAGGACGTTTCACCTGTTGATGCTCCTAGCCCGCTTACGTATGCCTTTGTTGGTACATGCGAATGTAAGGAGGCTGAACATGTCTAATTTCAAAAAGCACCCCGACGGCTACAAGTCATTTTTAGGCCGTGATGATAAGGGCCTCTACTCTGTTCGCATTGGCTGGCAAGTGTACGCATCTAATGCTAATGGCTCAGTTCTTTACAAAGTTAAAGACGGAGTTAAGACGCCTTTAAATGTGTTCAGGTTCCAAACTTATTATCCAAAAGTTTGGAATGAACTCACCCAAGAAATCGATTTTCAGCGCAGAAAGCAGCTCGCAATAAAACTGCGTGAAACAAATATCCCTACCTATGACCGCAAAGCTTATAAAACTAAGCGCGGCTTCACTGGCTCAAGATGAGGATAAGAAAAATGGCTCTACCGATTATTACTGCTGACCAAACTTTATTGGTTCAAGCAATTATTGTGTACCTATACGCTGATCCGGGTTTAGGTAAATCATCGATGGGTTTTACTGCGGAAAAAGCAATTTCTTTTGACTTTGACCGTGGTGCTCACCGTACTGGTGAATTACGTCGAGGTGCGGTTGTACAGGTTCAACAATGGAGTGATGTTGCAAACCTTACGCCGCAGGACTTAGCACCATATAAAACCGTAGTCATTGATACCGTGGGTGCAATGCTTGAATGCATTAAAACCCACCTGTTACTTACGGCAAATAACCGTCAAAAAGATGGTTCTTTAAAGTTAAAGGCTCAAGGTTTAGCGAACCAAACGTTCAAGCAATACATCAATACTTTGATCAGTTTAGGTAAAGATGTTGTTTTCATTGCACACGCATCAGAAGATCAAAACGGTGATCAAATTATTTACCGACCAGATCTAGGTGGTAAAAACCGTAACGAGCTTTACCGTATCGCAGATGTCATGGGTTATCTAACAACTGTTACTACTAGTGAAGGTAAAAATGCCAGCGTTATTAATTTCAAACCTTCGCCTACACATCATGCGAAAAACTCAGGTGCTTTAGGTGGTGAAACTGGTGAAGTGTGGGTACCAGATCTTAAAGCACATCCCACTTTCTTGGCTGACCTGATTACTCAAGCTAAAGACCACATTAACACCTTAACGCCTGCACAACTTGCAGCAGCTAAAGCCCAAGAAGAACTAGAAAACTGGAAACAAAGCTGTGAAGAAGCTGAACATGCAGGTGACCTTAATCAATTAACGGAATCGCTTGATAAAGAACATATGTATTACCAGAACATGCGACAAGCAATGTTAATGAGAGCTAAAGCATTGAATTGCACGTTTGATAAGCAACGTGGCACTTGGATTAGTCCACCTGAATTTAACGGTATCTCAGATCAACAAAGAGATGAACTTCAAAACTTTATTGCTGAACGTGGCCTCGATGTAAAAACAGTTTGTGAGCACTTAGGTATAGATGCCCTCATTCAAATAGAAGCGGCAAAACTAACTGCAGTTAAACAAGAAATTGAAACCTTAGCGAAAACGGGGATGACAGCATGAAAAATATTTTAACTGCTCAAGAAGCATTTGCAGCACTTCAAAAAGGTAAAACTGTTCTATGTCGTCCTATTGGAGACATGTTGGACTTTTCTGACTTAGATCAATTCCCCGCTTCTGTTTTTGGTAAACCGGGTTTTGAATTCTGCATCAAAATCGAAACTATTGAGCTGGCTGGCATTACATTCACAAAGCCATTAACTATTGATGAATATGAGGAAGGACAGGATGTTTTTGTAATTACTACATATTCGCCTTCTATTTACGTCGTGAATTTTAGAACCACCGCATTAATTGAATCTATTAATAGCGGCTTTGTTCAACGTGATGCAGAAAACGCCAAGCTTCAATTAAAAGCACTATCTAAAGCGTTAGGTTTTGAAGTTAGTGACGATTTTAGTGTTATTCGCCTAGGTGACGAACCAAAGAAACAGCGTGCTAAGAAATCAAAAGGTGCACAGACAGTAGTTGTAGAAAAGACTTCTGAAATTGTTGATGAAGTTAAACAACCTACAATTGTTATTACTGAGCAAACAAATGTAACTACTTCTGAAGACTCATTGGTGCAATCCGAAGATATTTCAGAAAATATAGGATCAGCTTTAGATAGTGCGATTGTTATTACAGAACAACCTTATGTGTCTTCACCTGAAGATTTTTTAACTCAGCCTACACCTGAGCAAGAAAAAAACAATGAGTATCAGCAAACCCTAGATACTCTTCTACAGCGTGTAAAAGAGTCAAAAACACCTGCAGAAGTAAATGCGGTTTATCGTTATACCCGCACATGGGATGACGAACAAATGAAGCCTATCCTTCTCGCCACTCACAAACGTCTTGAAGAGCTAGAAAAAGAAAAGGCATCTGCTAATGAGCCACCCTCTTTAATGGTTCAAATCCAAACTGCACCAGACCTTACAACGCTAGATGCTTTGGAAATAGACGTGGCTGCACGAGATCCGCAGATTCAACCGAAGCTAATGGGGTATGTGAGAAAACGCCGCTATGAATTAGAGAATCCTACACCTACTCAACAAGAATCTACCCCTGATTATTTATTAGTGGACGGTTTCTAACATGAAAGATCAGTACAAGAAAGTGAACCAAAAACACATGCTTGGTTTTATGTACTACTTGCAATTGCTGGGCTACGTAATAGTCCGGCAAGGCATGGACCAAGCAATGTTTCTAACAAAGCATTATGCGGTACCAGTTGCTTGGCGGCGCATAACGATCGACTATCACAACCGATTAAATAAACCTGCCCAGCAGCTTTATAGAGAGTTTGTTGAGTGGACTAAAGAAGAATATTTGAGGGCTTAAAATGGAAGTAAGAATTAAATCTGTAAATGGCTCAAGTCCTTTACCAGCAAATTTACAAATGGATGTTGTTTATAAAGCTGTTCGCATAGATGCCAATCGAATGAAAGTAACTTGTGATGATAGTCAAGTGATTACAACAAGCATTTCAAAATCTGGTTATTTGGGCGATTGGGGTGAATGGGAAATTTTAAGTGAGGATTCTCAACAATGAGCAAAGTTATTGGTGAAGTTAATTTGAGCCCTAGCCGTATTGAAGGTACTCCGGATCAGGTGGCTCTTCATATTTTTGAAGAAATCATTTGTCCAAGTACTGAGGAGCTTATCAAAAACAATCCGGAAGCTGCAAAAGTTTTTGCATATCACATTTTTGGTTTAGCACTGTCTCAGCTTGCAGAATTCCATTCAACTAAAAGTTTAGATAAAGCTGTAACCGTTACCCTTCACAACCTTTTGCGTCAATTGAAGAAAGAACGTAATGAGTTGAGGAACTAAAGGATGAGTGGATTAAAAGTTAAAACATGTGATTTTTGTGATGACGGGAACGGTGAATGCATTTTCCCCTATTACGGCCTTGCCCCTCATATTCATACGAAGCCAATTGGCGGTACTGAATTTATAGATGTTTCATTACCTGAAAACTTTAGTCCTGATGGGGATGGTTTAGGCATATATACACACTGTCTGAATTGTGGGGGTGATGGCACATATGAAGGCATCCAGTTAGAAGTTAAAGCGGAAAGTAAGGAGGGCTAATGTGGATAAATATCTGACATCTAACAATGTGTGTGAGATGTTTCATATTACTAAACGCACACTTAATCGGTGGGAAATTAACACACCTTGGGGGATTCCATTCCCAGCCCCGGCATTAAGTTCTGAGGGCGGAACAATGAAAAGATACCTCGCTACTGATGTAATGAAGTGGGAGGAAGAATGCCAGCAAAAGAAGCAACTAAAAAAAGCTATATAA